ATAATTTGTCACGCTAGTCAATCCGTCAAGCAACAACTTGCGAACAATCGTGTTCATGGTGATACCGCTTTTGTGCATCTTGCCCCATGCAAGAATCTTGGTGTTGAATTCAGCGACGTTTGATTTCAGCAGTGCCATCGTTATGCCCCACTAGACTGTGAAAGAATTACGCGATACGCGCAGATTTCATCGCCACTGTAAATCTTTTCAACTGCTTCCGCAAACCATTCGCCACCGTCAAAGGTGACCTTCATGTTTGGGCGCAGGTATGTTGATTCAAATGTGCCATTTAAGTTCAGCGCAGGGATTGTGATTTCGACACTGCCTGTCACGTCCGTTCCGCCTTCGACCAAACGACGTAAATATGTCTGTGGTGGCGTGCCCTTGACCGTAAGAAACACTGCTGAAGGCACTGTGCCAAACACGCCTGTGCTTGGGTTGTAAGTTCCCTTAGCTACGCCTACGTTTTGGTAGCAAACATAGTCTTTGCCCAAGTCTTGAACAAGGTCAAAAACTTCCTGCCGTAGCTTGGTGTCAATTGCTGTCATGCTCTTTCAATTGCACCGCGTGGGCGAACGTAACCTGTCAAAAGCATTTCTACTTTCTTATAATATTTTGTTCCTGTCTTGCCACCGACATACGTTGTCTTTGACCGAATGCTTCCTGCTGACACTTCTTCTGAACTAATGTTGCCACCGACTGCTGTGTCAGGAACAAGTTTTGTTGAATCGCCTGTCGTGGTATCTTCACCGCCAACTTGCAATGCACGCCAAGCCAATTCGACTGTTGCGTGCTTCACCTTTAACGGCACGATGGTCGCGTCAAAAGTATAACCGTCGTGGTCATACGCGCCTTCGCGTGGGAACGCCAACGCTTGCAATTCCTTCAGCCTTGTGCCTGCCCATCGGCGTGCATACAAGATGTCAAGAATCTGCGTTGCTTCCTTCAAATAACCTTCCTTTGCTGCAGTTGAAGAACTTGACCAATCACTACTGTTCCGCATATATGTGCTGATGTATGCGTCTGCGTCAGCAACAGAAACGTATGAATTGGAATCTGTTAAGCCTGAACCGTTTTCAACAGTGATTGCCATTACTTACTTTTCTTCTTCGTTGTTTTCTTTTTGGCAACAGGCTTTGGTGCTTCGTATAGCTTCCAACCAATGCCAAGCCAATAATCAAGTTCGCTTTCTTCTACAAATTTTCTTGCAGACGAACTTGCAATGGCGATTAACTTTGAATCAGCCATTCTTCTTCACCGCCTTCTTTGTGGGTGCTTTCTTTTTAGTCGCTTTCTTTTTCGGCTTGTCTTCAACGATGGTAAAACCTTCGTGCTTTGCCAACCAAGAATCAGCGACTGATGACCAAATGGTGAATACCTGTTCGCCATTGGTGACTTGAATTTTTGTGTTTTCTGACATGATATTATTCTACAGTTGCGGATTGGAAATGGGAACATCGTTAGATGCCCCCAAATCCGTAATGCTAAATGATTAGCTAGTCATCTTGACAGCCATCATTGGGTCAAGTGTCTTCACGCCATAAAGAACGTCAAGTGCTACATGAACCTGTGATGAACTGCCGATATAGTAAACACGACTGCGCAATGACAATCCTGTCTTCGGGTCTGAAACAGTTGCAACGCGTGCGCCTAATTCATTTCCCATTTCAGGAAGCTGTGCCATCGCCAAGCAGAAAGCATTCTTGTGGAACGCTACGCCCATTGATGTTGCTGCACCGACATTAACCATCGTCACAACTGCTGCTGCTGCTGCTGTCGCTTGCAATGGTGGTGAAATGTTTAGTGCTGCTTCTGCACCTGAAACAGTGATGTCGTTTGTAATACAGTAAACTGTAGAATCACCTGCAATAGTGAAACTATCGCCAATTTTTATCGTTTCCGTATTGGTTAAGTTATCAACTGTTACTGTTGTAACGCCCTTCAGATGTTCGCCATCAACCGCGCCTGCTAAGTCGGCTAAGTCACCTGCAGCTTTAGTGATGGTGTCAGCATTTTGGTTGGCAAAGATTTCCAAGCCATATTTCGTGCCTAGTGTGCCACGCATTTGTGTTTCCACACCTGCATTGCCTGCGCCTTGATACTGACCAAATGCAGCATCAGCCAAGAAATCATTTTCCATTTCACCATCAACTTGAAAGTGAAGGTCACCGCCCATTGGCACTTTCGCATCAAACAATGCTTTGCGCATTTTCAAAATTGAAGTAGAAGCAGCATTTGCACCGTTGTATGTTGCAACAGAATTACCAACCGTGCCATTGACGTTTGCACAAAGTGCAAGGTCGATGTTGTTGGCTAATGCGAATGCAGCAGGACGAATGTGGTCTTGAATAATGTTCGTGCCTGTGTAGGCAATTTCTTTGTCAGTTAAGGCGAACTTAACTTCCTTCCATTGGTCAAGGGTAACAGCAGTTGTTTCTGTTTCTAAACCAAGTGGCGAAGTAACAGGTGCAGATGCTGCAGTGAATTTTTGTGGCTTGCGAATATTTATTGTATCGCCTTTGCCGAATGAGCGACGCTCTGCATCGAAACCGCGATGAACGCGATTAGCCATGCCTAGTGCTTCTTCAAGATGAATTAACGCTTCTTGAGCGTAAAAGATTGGGTTGTAAACGCCTAGCGTAGATGAACCGACTGCTGCCATGATAAAACCTCCGTGATTTTACGAGAATTGGCTAAAAGATTTTGTTCGATGATTATTGTTCATCAAACGATTGTATGTTTAGTTGGCTTCCTGCCGATTCTGCCTGCTCACGCATGGCACGATATGAATCAACGTCATGTGCTTGTTCCCAAGTCATGTTCAGATTCTTACCGCTTGCATTGCTTCCCACACTGCTACCGCTTGTGCCACTTCCTGTCGCACCACTTCCTGCAAACGCAGGCGCAAAGGTTTCTGAATCGCGCATTGAAGAAACAAGTTCTTGAACGCTCATGCTATCCATGCTACCTGTCTTCATACTAACACGCGGAACACCGTTTTCGTCTATCACTTGTGCGACATATTTGCCATCAATAAGTTCAAGCTTTGTCTGTGAAGTGATGTGTGGCATCAGCAACTGTGCGCTTCCGCCAAGTTCTGTCAATGCTTCCATCGCTGTGTTGTGAATGAGTTGATTTTCTAGCTGACCACGAACTGTTGCAAGTTCGCCGTTCGCTGTTTCCATATCTTTTGTGAATTTAGCCGTCAAAGACTTTTCACGATTGGCAATTTGTTCTTTGACCTTTTCGTCAGGTGACCAATTGTCAATATCGCCTAGCTTGCCAACTGCGTCGGCTGCTGTGTCAGGGTCAATATCGCCGAACTTCAGCAACTGCGTGTTTGCGTCGCGTGCGTTCTTGCGCTCTTTTGCCAACGATGACTTCAAGCCACCGATGTCTTCTAGCGCGTAACCATCAACAGCTTCAACGCCTAAAACGTATCTGCCATTCTGTTCTGTGTAAAGTGACGCGATTGATTCATCTACGCCGTCAAGATTGTCAAGTAATGCTTTTAATGCCATTTGATTTCCCATCAAAGTGAATTGTGAAACCACGAACTGCGTCATTGCAAGTTCGCTTGGTGACAATCATACAACAATGACAGTGAAAAGTCTAATCCGATTGACCGTTCTTCTTTGCGTATGCTTCGTTCGCTTCCATCAATTCACGAAAGGTGTCATAAAACTTTCCATCATCGCCTTCCACTGCCATTTCCATTGGCGTGTCATCATCAATTTCTTCGATAAACCTGTTGCGTCTGCTTTCTTCCATGCTGTCATTATATCTCTTTCAACACAACGCGTGTATAGTTTTGCACTGAATCAAAAGGTGTTTCACCCAAGATGCGAACTGTCTGCAGAAGGTCTTTAGGTTTCCTGCCCAATATCTTGCCAATGTCATTGTATGCCTTTGACAATTCCTTGTCACTTCCACGCAACATCATTTTCCCAAAATCATTTTTTGCCAAGTAGCTGAACACTTTGTCTTTGGCAGATTCTGAAGCATCGGTTAACTTATTGAACCTACTATTGAATATTTTTTCTATAATCGCCCTGCGCTGTTCCTTTGCAGCTACTTCAACCGCTTCTACTGAAACCACACGAAACCGTGTGCCTTGCTGAATAACCACTTCCAATTCGTTTGCGAATCCCTTGCCCAAGTTGCCCAAAACTTTTCCGCTTTTGGTTGTGATTTCCATAATGACACTTTCGCCGTCAGCCCTCATATTCTTGGCGAACCTACGCGCAACATTTCTGCCGAATGATGCTGAAGAAGGTGTGCTTTGCGTAAATGTGCCACCCACTTTGAACAGTTGTGGTGCTTTTTGTCTAGTAGTCATAATCCCACGAAAAATTGTGCGCGATTCAGGTAGATTTGGCAAATCATCAACGAAGTTCAAAAATGAAGCATAGCTTCTTTCGCTGATTCTGACTGAACTTGGGTCGGGTGCTTTGCGTTTCTTTGGCATATTTTTGCGCGCCCAATCTTTCGTATCTTGTGAACCGCCAAACCAAGCACGCACGCCTGCGCCTTCACCTGTGTTCGATGATTCTAAGCCCATATCGCGACGTTTGCGCATAACCTTCAAGCGTTCACTAAATGCTTTCCACTCTGCTTCGCTTGCATTTGCTGTTGGCAACCTTGATGGCACTGTTGCAAGTTCAGGAACGGTGATGCCTTCCAACGCATTCATTTCCGACAATGACAGTGCGCGATTGTTGCTGAAGAACCGACTG